GTTGCCGTCGTTGTCAAGCGTAGGCGGCGTAGCCTTGGGGCCTAGGTAGCGGTCATCAAAGCTGTCGTAGCTGGCAGCCGCAGCTGCCGCGCTACCTGCCGCAGCAGAAGCACTGCCAGACGCAGCAGAAGCGCTGCTAGACGCGTTGTTCTCGCTGGTTAAGGCATTGGCCGCACTTGTAGACGCCGCAGCCGCTGAGGCTGCCGCAGACGCTGTGGTGCCAAACAACACGTCAATGTAGTTCTTGGTCGCGGCGTCTTGTGCGCTTGTTGGATCGCCGACACCGGTGATCTTGTTTGTGCCCATCGCAATCGCGCCGGACATTGTGCCGCCGGTCTTAGCCAACAAGCCAGACACCGTGGTGTCTACCTCAGTTTTGGTGTAGGCGTTGGTGATGTTGTACCCGGCAATAGTCGTTGGGTTTGTCCCGGCAGTCACGCGCCCGTAGGCGTCGACTGTCATTGATTGATACGTGCCGGCAGTTACTGCCGTTGTGGCCAAGTCAATGTTGTCGGAGTTGACAACAATACGTGAGCTTGATGCGGTGCCGACATCCAGCGTGTTGCCGGTCTTTGTCAAACCCGCGCCAGCTGTGATCTGGCCAGCTCCGGAGAACTGGACCCAAGTTACCGACGTGCTGCCAAGCGTGCCGCCCGCAGCTATCGTGCAAACAAAGCCGTTGTTGGCATTGACCGTGCCGGACTCCACAAACACGTAAGCGTGAACCAATTCATCCCAAGTATCGGCGTCGGTAGACCGAGCCCACGTACTTGCAGCCGCAACGTAAATACCGTTGTTGGCCGTAGTGGTTTGGTCCTTAACCAACACCCGGTCGCCCGCAATCACGGCCACGCCGTCAATTGTTTGAGTGCCGCTTAGGGTAATGTTGGCTGTTGTTCCGGCGCGGCAAGATGCTTTAGCGTCTAAACCTTGGACCGTGTTGTCAACGTAGTTTTTAGTCGCCGCGTCTTGCGCAGCTGTTGGATCGCCCAAGCCTGTGATCTTGGCGGTGCCCATTGCAATGGCGCCAGACATTGTGCCGCCAGCTAGGTTTAGCTTAAGCGCGTCTGCTGTGTCGACATAGCCTTTATTGGCTGCGTCTGTCGCGTTTGTTGGCGTGCTCAATCCCGAGATCGTGCTGCCCGTAGCCGAGTTCATGTCTAACGAACCGTTGATGGTTACGTCGTTAAATGTGGACGTGCCCGAAGACGCGGTTACGTTGCCGGTCAAAGTGCCGGCTAAAGTGCCGGAAACCGTCACGTTGTTAAAAGTTGACGTACCGCTTGCTGCGGTAACGTTACCCGTCAAATTGCCGGTCACATTACCAACCACGGCGCCCGTTAACCCGCCAACAAAACCAACCGTTGCTGTAACCGTTGTACCTTGAATCGTGGTAGCTGTTGTTGCGCCAATCGTTGTACCGTTAATTGTGCCGCCAGAAATGGTCACGCTGGCAAAGCTGTTGGAGCCGGACGAAGTCACGTTGCCGACTAAGTTGCCGGTCACGTTACCGGTCACGTTGCCGGTGATGTTGCCGGTGATGTTGCCGGTAAAACCGCTGCTTGCTGAGACCGTAGTAAACGCACCAGATGATGCCGTAGTTGCGCCGATCGTTGTGCTGTTGATTGTCGAAGCTGTGATGGCCAAGGCTTGCAAAGCAGCTGAAGCAATTAAAGCTGTACCCGCAGAATTAACCATAGCCACCTTGTACCCATTGCCGGACAAAGTCGGCAACAGATCAAAACCAAGGGTGACATTCTCCAACTCATTGCGCATCGTCGCCGATGAGCCGGGCGAGTTGGGCGTCGGGTAGGTGGTGTGGGTATAGTACGGATTGCTCATCGGAGTCCTCGACGTAAGGTGTAGTGCACGATGATGTTATTCACCGTGAAAGACGAAAAAAGGTCAGAGTTTGAAGAAATGCGGATAGCTATGTTTTCAGCAGTTCCCGAAACTTCAATCTCAGACGGAGATATGTCAGACCCGTCCCACACAAAATTGTCCCAAACCATTTCATCCCAGTAGCTAGAACGCAAATCGTTTTGGTATGAAGCGTCTTCGGCCTGAGTCAATGCTGTTGTACGGTAGCCAAGGTCATAGCCAAACTGAATTTCGGCGTAGGAATCCCCTGACAATTCTACGGCAGCTTTGCGATACCGTTTTAAAATTCGTGGCGATTTTATTGAGTTGTAGACCAAGTTCATGTTGGCCGGAATCTGCTCGCCGTCAAAGCTCGTGCCCAAATCCATTTGATACACGTAGCCGTTGGTTGAACCAAAGAATTGGACCGTGCCACCGGTAGGCGCTTCGCTGTCGATTGCACAGTTGATGTTGTGCTGAAACTGCATCGGCATGCTGCCCAAGACCCGGCCGTTTAGGATTGTCAGGTAAAGGGCTGATCCATCTGAAAAGAACACACGGTACTGGCCCTTGTCTCGGTTGACCGTACTGCCAACAGACAGCCCACGGTGTTGCTCGATAAATTTAGGGATGTTCATGGTCAACGACGCTGGCACGAAGTTACCAAAGTTCAAAGACGTTCCCAAGCTCATGATGCCGCGATCGTCAAGCACATAGGCTTGGTCCATGTTTTGCGCGGTGTAAGGGAAAGCCCCGGTGCCGGAGTTAAATGTCGATAAGCTGAAGTTAGCTGAACTTGTGCCGTACAGCACCGATGTATCGCTGCGGGTGTAAACGCCTAGAGCGCCACTTGACTGGTCGCCCGGCAACACCAGCAAGTTGGTAACTTCCGCGTTCATCGCAATCTCGCCGGCGCCCAGCAAGGGGGTCCACTGGTAAGGAAAACCAAGGGCTGAAAATTGCACAGAAGCGTTAAAGCTCAAAAACAAATGTTGTTTGTGAAAGCAAATATGTGAAGGCGTGTCCACGGTCATGCCGGTGACAATAGGAACAAAGGTCGTGCCATCAAACTCAAATGCTCGGTTAACACCGTCACATCCGTAGAGCTTGTAGTTGGCCGTACCGCCGCCAAAGTTGGCAACCACGGTCTCATAACGGCCGCCCGTTGTAAGCGTGATTTGTGTGGCCGCACCACCCGCTATGGCTTTTACCGCTGCCGCAACTGTAAGATTTTCACCACTTGTAAAAACGCCAGTAGAAGATGAAAGAATAAGCCGGCCAGCCGCATTGCCCGAAGCAAAAGTGCCCGACTGCAATACAACCCTAGCCACTACGCCGGTTGCGCCGCTGGTGGCTCCCGTGACCGTGTTCCCATCTACGATTGCAGCTGTACCCGTGCCAAAGCTCAACTCTTTGCCAAGCGTAATAGCAACCCAGCCTGCGCTGGTTGATTTGTGCATCACGGCAGCAGTGCCGCCTGCGTTATTGCGCCATGCGTAAACCGTGCCGTTGTAATAGGCTACGCCAAGAACAGACCCTGATCCGGGCACAACAGTAATGTCAGCGCGGTAGTTGTCGGCCGCAAGGTTTTGGTATTGGGCGTCAAGCAGACCATCGGCCGCCACACCTTCTACCGATGTAATAGTGCCCACAAAACCAGAGCCATTGTTTAAAACATCTCCGGCAGCAAAGGTTCCGGTCTCTCGGGTAATAACCAAAGAGGCCGTATTCACCACAATGACGCGACCGGTTGCCCCCGACACACTGCCGGTAACTGTTTGACCAACAGTAACCGTGGCCGTAAACGTCAAAACTAAAATGTTGTAGTTGGCAGCGGACGGGCTGGGCCTGCCGTCAAAACGCTCATAGCCAGCAATACGGGTGTAGCCGCCTGTAATTGAACACTCAAAATTAGCAGCTCGACGGGCAACACCCGGAGGCAAAGAAAGCGTAGGAGTTACCTGATCCAAACCGCCACCAAGGCGAATTAGATCGTAGTTAACTTTGGGCGTGGTCAGCTGCATTTGTGCGCCTTATGCAAGCGGCGGGCCGCTGACAACTGTTGGCAGTTGGTCGATGTCCAATCGGTTCATCAACCTCTTAAATTCAAATTCACCACGTTGATAGACTTCCGGCGCTGATTCATAGCCGCCATAGAACATCATGGCCCTGTAAACAATCATCATCTGAAAGCGGTCAGGAAACACAGTAGGCGGCGCATCAGTGGCCAATGCAAACTCTGTTGGCTGAACATAGTACTCACCCACAATGACGTAAGGCTGGTCCGGTATTGAGCCAAAACCCAAGTTCTTATCTGGGTCAACCGTGACAACCACAGGGCGCGCATACGTCGTGCGCATGTTCCCGTACATGTACAGGTTGCGGAACGTCGTGTAGTCCATGTAGTTCAACAATTGCTCGTCTTTGTAGTTTTGTCCTACAGACGAAGCGCGCCAGCTATCACGTTTCCAGTTTCCAAAAGTAGACCCCACACCGGCTTGGGTGGGGGTGTAAATTTGTTGTTGCGTGACCGTGTTGAATTGCACCGGATTACGCATCCATTCCCAGTCTTCCTTGGCCGTTTGCACATCGACCCAAGCACTGTTGATCCAGCTTGACATCCGGTAGGACTCGCCGGTCAAACCAGTGACGGTGATCAATGGCGTGCTGGCGCCAGAGACACCGCACTCCACGCGCAGCCGGTTGATAAGCTGAAGATAGTTCACTGGGTCGCCCTGTGTTTAAGCGGGTTCAGCCAATACGTTTTGAAGCCATGCGCGGCCACGAGGATTCTCGTCGCTCAGCATTTCAAAAGGATAGGCCAAGCCGTGGCGCGCGATCATGTCGATCTGATCAGGCGCTGCTGGGTTGCGAGTTACTTGGCTGTATTTGGTTTCCTTCATACGTGCCAAGATCTCAACGTACTTGCGGCGAACGCGTGTTGGCACGCCGCGCAGGATAGGCTGGTTGGTTCCGTTGCAATTGAGGATTACGTGAGGAGCTTGGTTTTCGTCGGTGCTGGAATGCACCATGACTTCAACCATCTCGTTCATGAATGCTTCGCTTGCTGCAAGCTCACGAAGATCCGCAACTTGGGAAACTGGATCGATTGTTGGTGTGTCGTCTAGGATCTCGATGCCTGCGACTACTTCTTTTTTTGCCATCTTCTATTCTCCGTTAGGTTTAAAAAAATCGGTTTGCCAAAAAGCAGGTTGCCCGAAGGCAACCTGCAAAACCCTCCGTTAGGAGAGATGGCAACTTACTGGGCGCTACCGGGCATGTCCATGCAGTCGCTAAAGGTATCAGTGATACCGGTAGCGCTGAGGTCAGTCGAGCCGGGAGTAAAGGTAGCAGAAGAGCTGGTAACTACTTTGATCAAACCGACCAAAGTTGTACCGGCTGTAACTTGGCCGGGCACTGGACATGGATCGTCAGCAGCAACGATAGGACCTTGTGTGGTCGATACCGTGCCGCCAGATGTGATCCACACCGCAAACAAGCAAGCCTGAGAATTACCCAGAGCTGTGCCGGCCGTAAAGGTCAAGTTGTCAGTAGCAGCCTTAGACTTAAAAATACCATTGCTTGTGTAAGTCAAGGTGTTTGTAGTCTTAAAAGTGTTGGCGTTTGTGCCTTCGGCTAGGCCGGCAGCGGTCAGCGAGAGATAGCCACTATTGGCTTGTTCGATGTTGTATGACATGATTTATTCCTTTAGGAAAAAGATTATTAAGAAGCTGTTGTGAAAGTCACGCCAGCAGCCACGGCGCAATGCGCATAAGCAAACCAGCTTGTACCGTCACTGATGACAGTTACGCGATCGCCTGCAACTGACGAGCCATCTACAAAAGAGATGGTGTCATCGGCTGTGCCTGTATCACCAGCGGCGCCAGAAGCGGGATACGCTTGGCCCTTAATGATGTTGGCACTGCCGTTGGTCACGATCGTGTAGCTGGCGCCAGAAGGTGCCGCAGCCACAATGAAGGTGTATGTCAAACCCGCAGCAGGCAAGGGCAGAGTAGTTGCGAATTCAGTAGCCGAAGACAAGAAATATGTCTCACCGCTTTCTGCCGCTGTCAGTGATGACGCAGCAGCAAGCGTAGCGTTTGCAACGGGACCCAAGATGGGAGCCGTAACAGACAGTGCGGATACATCGTTCAAACGGTCTTCGTTTAGAAGTTTCCAGTAGTTCGATTGCATGGTAGTGTCCTTTAAGTTAAGACGCTGGGACTTGCGTCCCAGCTAGTCCATTACAGAGCGGTCACACCGGCTTCGATACGGGCCATGAAGGCGTCGTTCAGACGCACAGTCGCGAACCATGTAGAAGCGCCCACGTAGCCGAATTGGCCCAATGGGTTGGCGTGGTTGGTCTGTGAGGCTTTGAGGACCACAGGCTTGATGGCAGACATGCCCTTAAGAGCGACTTGGCCCCAGCAGTCTTCACCGATGATGATGAAGGGATACACGTCAACGTTAGCAGCGCCAACAGACAACATGCCGTTCAAGGTTGCAGAACCAGCAGCAGCAAAGGATTTCAACAGGGGTGAGCTGATGAAACGGAAGTCTTCGCAAGCGCCGATTTCGCGGTCATGGATTGGCTTGAATGAGCCGTACTCTTCCACACGGGTAAAGCCGGGCAAGTTACGGATGTCGCTGACAGCGTCAGTGTGGCAGAAGATAACGTATGCGGGCTGCACAGCGCGAGTGCCGAAGTTGACACCGGGAGCTAGACGGCTGGTAACGCGGCGTGAACGGTTGGACTCAAGTGTACGAGCTGCTTTACGAATTGCGTTTAAGCTGATTGCTGTGTTGATTGCAGAGCGGCTAGAACCGTTTGCATAGATCACAGTAGAGCCGGCCTTCAACACACCGTAACGAACCATCTCCATCACCTCAGCCAAGGTCTCGCCTGTGAGCTTGACCATTTCGCCGGGGATGTCATCTTCGTACAGCTGCTCAACTTTGCTGGAGTACTTGAACAGCACGCCATATTGTTGCAACTGAACAGACACGTCTTGGAAAGAGATCGTGTTTGCGTTAGGTGTCACACCCTCAGCCAACACGAAGTTGGAAGCGGTGATGTCAGGAGTACCAACATAGCGAGAAGAGTTCTCGATTGTTGTACCA